TTATTGTTTCAATTTCGCTTTTTTTATTCATAATTCAGTCTCCTTTGTAATTATTTTGCATAAACACAAAACGGAACTGACAACTTTATGTTATCAATCCCGTTATACTAGGTATATTAATGTGTAAATATACAATAATCATCAAACTATCAATGCTTTTGCTTTGATTCTAATTCCGCAATACGCTTATCAGCATTCTCATCACTCATATTGCATACATTGATGGGGCCGCCATCTTTACCGATAATCTCATTTTCCTGCTTATCACGCCATGTATCCCGCTTACGATTCTTAAGCCAGAATATCTGTGCCGTTGGATTAGGCTGCACAACTTTATGTACAACTTTTGTTACCACTAATTTGCCGTCTTTACCCGGCTCTTTCGTTGTTTCGTCATATTCCCAACCACAGGCAGCTTTATGTAATGCATTTTCTACTTGCCGGTCGACTACATCCTGAGCATCTTTTAGGGCGTTCGCAATGGTCGGAAATTTCCGTCTCCATTCATACAATGCGGTTCGTCCTATTCCCATGTTTTCCGCTATCTGCTCATCCGTCAATCCGTCACGTGCCCAGCCTTGGATACGTAATAGTCCTTCATTCGTCAACCATTTTTCATATTTCCCTTTACGTCCTACTTTTGCCATACTATCACCTACTTTTATGTACTAAAAAAGCACCCACATAGTTGTGAGTGCTTTACTTATTAAATTAATTTTACATTTTTTCGTTGATTAATTCATTAGGCATAAAATCATCTATTTTTACAACTTCAATTACTTTCATTATTTGGCTATTACTTTTAATGAAAAACCCATTTTCATCATAATAAGTTTGCGTTTTTATCTTAACTCTAAGCGAATCTCCGGGTACAAGTACAACTTCTCTATTATGATATTTCTTCAACCATTCTTCATCCATTATTTTTGCTTTAATTGTCTGAGCCCCATGCCTAAATGTCCACTGGGATTCTCCTAAAAAATCAACTTCTTTTAGTTTTAATATTAACTCATTTTCATTTTCCACTTTTTGGCCTACACATAATTCTTCAATCTGTTCAGGAAACATATTAAATTTATTTACTACTATTTTCTCTTTATTTGTTTCCAGATACATGTGATCAGAATCCCTTAATAGAGATATTCCCGTACTTAAAGTTCCAATCCCTTCTAATAGCATTTTTCTGTTAGGGCGTGAATAGCAATCTAGTTGGCTAACGCCAGTATTCTTAGCTTCCTGATAAAGCCGTTGTTCTAATGTAATAACTTCGTTTTTTTCAATTTCATCTTTTCCTTCTAGTGCAGCCAAAATGATATATTTTCCACGAACTAAATATTCTCCAATAATTCGTTTTAAATTACACTCTTTCAAGCCGTCATCTGGAAGACTTTTGATGAATGATTTTAAATATGTTTTTAATGATCCATGTTCAATATCTTCCAACAAAATTAACGGCTCAATATTACTGGAAATACACGTAACAAGTTGAGAATCTATTGCTTGAAACCCTTCAATCGTTTTTGCAATACTTTGGAATATTTTTTCTGGATTAGAAGCGTTTTGATCATATTCAACAGTAATGCAAAATTGGTCTGGCAATAAGATTTCTGACATGTCCGCACATCCTTTTTGCCACATTATACCATAAAAGTTACCAGATTTATACCGCCAATTAAAAAGCCGTCACTGTATCAAGTGACGGCTATCCAGAAAGGAGGCATTGAATCATAGACCCATGCAAACTCATTACTTGTAGTAGTGTTTTACATAATTCTACTGTATATAGTATAACAGTTTTTGGAGCTTCTTATTCCGCGAATAAAAATAAACTATTTATCTCAAATATATTTTATAATTACTAAAAATCATATTTATCATGTATCTTATTCACTTTTGAATATATTCAAAAGTGAATAGATTATTCTTAAACGAATAGCACACAAACAAAAATGCCTTATTACAGGCATTTTTTCTATAAAAATATTTGGCATAAATATTGCATATATATTATCGCATGAAATAATTTAATCACCATTACATCATTAGGAGGTATATTATGGAATTTGTTTATGACGAAATGAATCAAGATATTGTGAAATTGGCGAAGGACTTTGCCGAAAAACGGCTGTTGCCGACAGTACATGAACGGGATGAACAAGAAGTTTTTGACCGCTCCTTGGTAAACGAATTAGGAGAATTGGGAATGTTGGGAATACCCTTTCCTGAAGAATATGGCGGTGTCGGTGCTGATTATCTGAGCATGGCAATGGCTTGCGAAGAACTCTGCAAGGTCGATGCTTCCATCGGCCTCAGCTTAGAAGTACATACGACATTATGCTCTTGGCCAATTTACAAATTTGGCACGGAAGAACAACGAAAAAAATATTTAGTACCATTGGCAAGCGGTACCAAATTAGGTGCTTTTGGCCTTACTGAACCGAATGCTGGCACGGATGCTCTCAACGGTAGTACAACCGCGATTAAGGATGGTGATCATTACATCCTTAACGGATCCAAAATTTTTAACACCAATGGTGGCGAAGCAGAAATCACCGTGGTTTTTGCTGTAACAGATAAATCCAAGGGTTCCAAGGGTTTAAGTGCTTTTATTGTAGAAAAAGGAACACCTGGTTTTACTTACGGTAAACAAGAAGTAAAGATGGGTATTCATGGTTCCGTACAACGTGAACTTATTTTTCAGGACATGCAGATTCCCGCAGAAAACCTACTCGGAAAGGAAGGCGAAGGTTTCAAAATTGCTATGATGACCCTCGACGGTGGTCGTGTTGGGGTCGCTTCTCAGGCACTTGGTATTGCCGAAGGCGCTTTGGATCATGCTATCAAATACTCGAAGGAACGTATCCAGTTCGGCAAACCCATTGCTAAATTCCAAGCTATCAGTTTTATGCTGGCAGATATGAAGGCTAAAGTAGAAGCAGCCCGTTGGCTAGTCTACAAGGCAGCGTATGATATGTCGACTGGTGCCAACTATACCATGTCAGCAGCTATTGCCAAAAAGGTTGCTTCAGATGTAGCGATGCAAGTTACGACAGATGCAGTACAAATTTTTGGTGGTTATGGCTTTACCCGTGAATACCCGGTAGAACGCTATATGCGTGACGCGAAAATCACTCAGATTTATGAAGGTACCACACAGGTACAGCAAATGGTTATTGCCGGTGCCTTGTTGAAATAATCCTCCAAAGTAAGAAATGTATTTGTCTATAAACTGTGCAGGCAAATACATTTCTTATAAAAAACTTTGTGAAAAATATAACAATGATGTTTTGATTACCTATCATTATCGAGGAGGTTATGGAATGAAACTTTTAGACGGTATTAAAATACTTGATTTATCAACAGGTCTCGCCCCTGCTTTGGCAACAAAATACTTAGCTGCCTTTGGTGCTGAAGTCATAAAGGTGGAAAAACCCGGTGCCGGTGATATGACACGGAAATGGGAACCACTGAAAGACGGACGGAGTCTATATTTCAATTATCTAAATGGCGGTAAGAAGTCTGTAGCGTTGGATATTGCTTCCGGAGTAGGAAATGCAATTATTCTGGAATTGGTCAAAAAAATTGATGTTTTTGTAGAAAGCTTCCAACCCGGTTACATGGAAACTATCGGACTGAGTTATGAAATTTTGCAGGATATCAATCCAGATTTAATTTACGTGCAATATTCTACGTTTGGTGACAACGGCCCCGACAAGAACCGCCCGGGTTCTAGTCTTGTAGCCCAGGCCAAGAGCGTAGCCATGGACATGACCGGTGTCATTGGACAGGAACCCATCAAATCGGAACCTTCTGTTGGAGAACACTATGCTTCCGGCAATCTAGCTGCCGGAATTATGCTGGCTTTAATCAACAGGGAACGCCATGGCGGCGGACAAAAGTTAGATGTTTCTCTCGTCGATTCACTGTTCAACTGTATTGAAGCAGCACCGGCAGCTTATTCGACAGTCGGAGAAATCCATACGCGTAAGGGTAATTTTGACCCGTCCTGTGCTCCTTATGACACGTTCAAGACAAAAGACGGTTTCATCGCTATCGGCATTGCCACCGATGCCCAATGGTTCAAATTTTGTGACGCCTTAGAACTGAAACATTTGAAAGAAGATTCGCGTTTCCAGACCAACGAAGGTCGTGTCGATGATTATCTCAACAAGTTGCGCCCCCTTGTAGAAAAGGAAACCATGGTTTACACGAAAAGTGAAATCGAAGAAAAATGCCGCGTCGAAGGCATTCCATGCAGCGCCGTTTTTGATATCAGTGAAATCATGTCTCACCCAAATACGAAAGCTAATCATTTCATGTGTGAATTAGAAAGCAAACAGTTCGGACAGATGTGTGTACCCAACCTGCCTTTTGAATTAAGTAGAAGCACAGCAGAAATTTCCTGTGATGGCCCGGAACTTGGGGCAAACACAGAAGAAGTATTGGACGGCCTCGGCTATACAGCAGATGCCATTAAAGAATTTGTTGAAAATCAACATTGTTAGGAGGATACCTATGAAATTATTAGAAGGAGTAAAAGTCATCGACTTTACACATGCCTATGCAGGTCCATACTGTTCACTCGAATTAGGAGACTTCGGTGCTGAAGTTATTAAAATAGAACGACCCGATACAGGCGATCAGGCTCGTCTTTGGGGACCATTCAAAAATTGCTATAGTGCTTACTATTCTTCCTTTAACAGAGGGAAACGAAGCTTGACATTGAATCTTACTTCAAAAGAAGGCAAGAATATCGTATTTGACTTGGTCAGAAATGCAGACATTGTCATTTCTAATTTTAAGAGCGGTACCTTAGAAAAATACGGTCTCGGCTATGATGAACTCAAACAAGTTAATCCTGAAGTCATCTTTGCAGCTATCAACGGCTTTGGCCGCTTTGGTAAATATGCTAAATTTGCAGCTTATGACAATGTTATTCAGGCCATGGCCGGCATTATGGACATGACCGGCTTCCCCGACAAGACACCGACAAAAATCGGACCAGCTATCGGCGATAGCTACAGTGGTTTAATGTTGTTGGTCGGTGTTCTATTGGCGTATTATAACAAACTCAAGACCGGCAAGGGCCAGCGTGTCGACGTTTCTATGCTGGGCTCGCTTGTTTCTATGGCAGAATATCCGGTTCTGGAATATGCTAATTTCGCAAAAAAGATTTCCCGTATCGGTAATGTGAACCCTTACTACGCACCGGGCGATATCTATAAATGTGCTGATGGTTACATCGCCATTTCTGTAAAGAAGGAAGTCATGTGGATACCCTTCTGCGAAGCTTTGAATCTTACCATCGCCAATGATAACCGGTTTGTTACGAATGATCGGCGCCTGGCTAATGCAGCAGAGCTGAAGAAAATCATTGAAACGGCCATTGAAAACAAAACACGTCGTGAAATTGTGGACCTACTGACTCCGGCAGGCATTGCCGCAGCAGGTGTCATCAATATTGCCGAATCCTTTGAAGACTCCCAACTAAAAGCTCGTGATATGGTCATCAGCTTGAAAGATCCGGGGCTCGGACCGATCAAACTGGTTGGCAATCCTATCAAGCTTTCCAAAAATCCACCGGTAACAAATATTCCTTCACCGCTGTTAGGTGAACATACGGATGAAGTATTGCGAGAATTAGGCTATACTGATGCGGAGTTAGTCGATTTCCACAGTAAAAATATTGTATAAGGAGATGAAATTAATGAAAAACACAAAGGGTAATATAGACTATGCATTAATGCTTCCGGCAATTCTTGTTACGTTGCTGATCTCCCTGCCACTCGTACTCTTTAAAGAAGAAGGTGCGGACATCGTCAATGCACTTTTTAAAGGTGTTACGGGAAACTTTAAGTTTATCTTCCTGCTTTATGGTTTTTTCTGTGTCACCTTTCTGCTCTGGCTCGGTCTGAGCAAATGGGGTAATGTCAAATTTGGAGGACCTGATGACAAACCGGAATTCTCTACGTATAAATGGGGCATCATGATGTTCTGCGCCGGCATCGGTATTGCTATCGCTCGCTGGGCCTTTATTGAACCTGCCTATTATATAAGTGCACCACCCCTCGGAATCTTGCCGAACAGCACGGAGGCCGCCGAATGGGCCGGTATGCTTGGTCAGTTCCATTGGGGCATTACCCCGTGGGCTATTTATGCCTTACCGGCCTTTCCCATTGCTTATGCACTCCATGTCAAGAAGTTGCGGACGTTGCGTTTCAGCACGGCCTGCAAGGGAGTACTTGGTTCCAAAGCTGACGGTATTATTGGTAAAATCATTGACATCCTAGTTATTTTCGGCATGATTGGTGGTGTTGGAACATCGTTAGGTCTGGCTGTACCACTCGTATCTGCTTTGGTCGCCCATTTCATGGGCTTGGAACAGAGCCTGTATCTGCAGCTAGTAGTCCTTGTTGCTTTTGTGGCTCTCGTTTGTGTCACGGTCTTCTTTGGACTGAAGAAAGGTATTTCCAAGCTTTACGACATTAAGACATATTTGGCTTATTTTCTATTAGCCTTTGTCTTCATCGTCGGGCCGACTATCTTTATTCTCAACACCTGGGTCAACAGCATCGGCCTCATGGCCACGAACTTTATTCGCATGAGTCTTTTTACCGATCCCATTGCTCATACGGGATTTACCGAAAGCTGGACCGTTTTTTATTGGGCTTGGTGGATTGCTTACTCACCGATGATGGGACTCTTCGTAGCCCAGATTTCCAAGGGACGTACAATCAGGGAATTAGTTTTCGGTGAACTCTTTTTCGGTAGCCTTGGTTGCTGGGTATTCTTCGCTGTCTGGGGTGGTTATTCCATCAATCTCCAGATTACGGATGTCTTGAACATCTCCCAGATTGTTAAAACCATGACACCAGATGGCACTATCGTTGCTATCCTAGGCACCTTGCCAATGGCAGAAACGTTCATCATTCCGGTATTTGCTGTCATGTGCTTGGTTTTTCTGAGTGGCACGATCAGTTCCTCTGCGTATACACTATCTTCTCAGGTATCCAAAGATATCGGTAGTAGTGAAGAACCGAATAACAAAGTCAGCACTCTTTGGGCTATCTTGCTCGGCGTTTACGCCGCTGGCTTGCTCACTACCGGTGGATTACAGTCCGTACAGCTGTCCTCAATTATCTTGGCATTACCGTTGATTGCAGTTATGGTAATGATGGTACTGTCCTTTATGAAATGGCTTCACGAAGACTATGGTGAAATTTTGGATACAAAGAAAGTAGCTGCAAAGAGCGAAGACATCAAACCTGTGGAATAAAAACGAAACATGTCATGAACGCATGAAAAAAGAAGCCTTATCTGTACAAATAGGCTTCTTTTTTGTTATTCAGTATCCTTGATATATTTCTTGATCAGACGGTAAGCCTTTGGTTGACTGATTTTCAGGGCCTTGGCTACATGAGTACTGGTTTTGTATTTGTTGTAAGCATCATGGATGATTCGGCTTTCGTAATCGGCTAGTAAATCGTCAAGCGATGTATCTTCTTTAACTATTTGCTCCGTAGAAAAAAATTTAAAAAGATTCTTTGGCAAGTCTTGGGGTAGTAACTCATGGCTATCTGTAGACAGGACTACCATTTTTTGGATGATATGATCCAGCTCACGGATATTACCCGGCCAAGAATAATTCATCAGCACGCTGAGTGTTTCCTCCGTAATAAGTTGATTGCGTTTAAAATTCTTATTGTATTTATTCAGGAAAAAATAGGACAACGCCTTAATGTCATCGGGTCTTTCCCGGAGTGGTGGCAGGACGATTTCAAAAGCATTCAGGCGGTAATAAAGATCCTGACGGAAATTCTTTGTCGCAACTAGTTTTTGAAGATTGCAATTGGTAGCAGCAATAATTTTGACATTGACGGTGACCGGCTTATGTCCACCCACGGGGATAAATTCCTGATCCTGCAGGACTTGTAGGAACTTGCTTTGCAATTCCATGGGAATCTCCGATACTTCATCCATGAACAGGGTACCACCATCGGCGATTTCCAACAGACCCTTTTTTCCTTGTTTGTCAGCTCCAGTAAAAGAACCAGACTTGTAACCGAACAGCTCCGACTCTATGAGGTTCGGATTGATACAGGCACAATTTAGGCTGACAAACGGTTTATCCTTGCGGAGACTGATGTCATGCATATATTTGGCTAACAAGCTCTTACCAGTACCGGTTTCACCCATGATCAGGCAGGGCATATCGTAAGCCGCCAATTGTCCGACCAGGGACATGATTTTTTCCATGACTTTACTACTGTAAATATAGTCACCCTTTGAAGTTTTAGGATAAGTAACATCAATGGATTTCTTTTCGCTATCATTTAACTCGTTGATAGTATACAAGTCATTGACGTTCATGACTACATATTGGATATTTTTATCTTTATCCATGATGGGAACAGAAATAGTAATAATGTCGGCGCCAAGATTCGTGATCTGTCGGCGGGTTATAGTTTTTTTCTCTCTGTACACTATAGGCAGTGTGGAATTACCCCAAAAAGTGTTATCTAACACGGAAAAATCCTGGCCGATAAAATGTTCCGGCGGCAGTCCGTAGTGACGGAGACTAGCTTTGTTGAGATAAACTAATTTGTAGTTGTTATCAAAAATCATGATTTCGTCATGGAGATTATCAATGAGATTTTTGAAAGTTTTCAAATCCCAATCTATAGTATTTTTTGTCATGCTCAAACAACCCTTCCGTAACAATTTCTGTATGTTTTTATTATATCATATGGGCCACGGTCTCGCAGTATCTTTTTGACGGCTCGATCAGGTACTAGTGCAAATGTTATTACATTTTAGATTAAGCTATAAAATTATTTCCATTTATATAAGTAAAACGGGTGTATCAAGATTTTTGTGTAAATAAATTTTAACAGCGCGTATCATACTGCTGCATCAATTCGCTTATATATTATTTTTTTATTCATACAAAATTCCCTATACCATTTTAATTATTATTCGATAATTGTTTATATATAAGTTATTTCTCAAAAGAATATTGGTCAACTGCTTAATTTACACTTAATAATAAACAACAAAGCGACTACCAAAAATTGATTTTAAGGTAGTCATTTTGTATTTTTCAATATTTTATATCCATAATCATACGAATTAACCTTATCCTACCAATAAGAGTTTATTGATATTGTAGCACAACAACTCACACCACATGAATCAGTCCCAAATCAATTGCAATCTCGATCGCATGGTTATCCGCCTTTTCTAGAATTTTGTAATACATTGTCCGTCCCATATTCAGCTTATTACATATTCGTCGCCAATGGCTGCCTTCATACCTCATTTTTACGGCTTTGCGACTAACATCATCCAAGCCATCATACGTAGCGTCAATTACTTTAATCCACTTTCCGGGATTATCAATCACAATTCCATTCCGAAGTGTTACAGATTTTAATTCCGTCGCTAATTTAATACCTTGCACTGCAGTAGGATCAGAAACAAAAGCCTGACTACCTGAACCATCTGTATGCCCCGCTGTACTGAGTGATTCTTCTCGCGCTTCCCGGACAGCCCGTTTAAGTACCTGTTCATGATAGAATATAAATTGTATTGTTTGTTTCTTGGGATCTTTTCGCGTCCGCTGTCCTTTTTTTATCAAGGGATATCACTCCTTTAGCACACATGTTTACATTTTTCTTGTAATGGGAACCATTGCCCCTTCTTACCACAAAATGAGCAGCTATGTTTCCTGCATGCCGTATTATGACAATCAGTACAATTACAATCCTTACACTGTTTAGATGATCCTGTTATGGTTTTTACACTCTTTTTCATAGTATTTTTCATTACCTGTCTCCTACAATAACACGCTTAAAATACACTGTTTATGTACTCTAACAGCCTCATGCTCTAAATCGCTGTAAGACGTATATTTTTCTATTTTCCTTATCAAAGGATAATTATGCTGCTTTTCGCTTCAATTTATTTGTTCCTTTTTATAACGGATGAATGCATTTTGAATTTCTAATAATCCCCTTATTATTTTCAATAGAACATAACTCTTCCTCTTTTATTTTGCATCGTAAACAAAAAGAACTAAGACGGATATGTTCCCATTTCCAACATCGGATCATCTGCCGTGGTCTGAATGTACCGGCTTGCTTCCTGCGCCATATCTTATTCCATCCACGTTTATGCCATTCAGCAGCCGCTCTGGAGCTAGCAATATTTAATGCGCTTACACGTTCCAAACAATCATCATACTGTAAATCAGTACATGTCCGTTTATTACATTTTCTAGCAGAAAACTCACATGTACGGCCAAACTTCTTAAAAAAATGCTTCTTGCAAATACTCCATTTATCTTTTCTAATAATATATTCATCTATGGTTTCTTTTTGCATTATTTACCCTCCCACTAAATCACTGATACTAACCTTATGCCCGACTCCCATGTTTAAGCACGTATGGATCAAGCGTATAGGCAATGCCATCCGTTGGCACAATTTCTATACCAATATCTACATGAGGATTCTGCTTGTCTATCCCTGCTATCCGGCTGTCACCAAAACCAACAACCAGCCTGTCATTTGCAAGGATCGCCGCTTTTTCCAATATGTCACATGTTGCCTGTAGCAATCCGATCAAGTCCGGCCATGACTTTCGATTTGGCATATAATACAACGCTGTCATAATGACAGGGCAGTCAATTGTATTTTCTTTATGCCTGACTTTTAATTGCCATAAAGCCGATTCTTCATATGCTGCATACTGCCTACTTTGCATCAAACTATTTTTTGTCCGCCTCATACTGTTCTTTTTAGTTATCGGACGACCTGTAATTGTAAATGTATACGGTTGATTCACTTTCTAATTACTCCTTTAACTGTTATTTATATATACAAAAATTTACTAACTATCTACTTTTATTTTAAATATTTTGTACTATAATGGAGCCAAGCAGAGTTCCATTCATGCAAAAACTTCCAAATTATGACAAATCAAAAGTTCCACACCTGCTAATCTTCCAATGAAACTCTGCTGTAAGACAAGATATGTGAAGACAAACCACGTATCTTGTCTTTTATTTATGTTGATGATGTATTCATCCGTTCTATTTAACCCCATTATCTTCACCATCCATTGGCATAGTCCATATTCTTTTACCTTCTGCAATAGCCTGATATATAGCATCCCGTACTTTTTCTGGATCTTTGTATTTTCCAAGTACATCAAACAGGTAATCATGTTCTAATGAATCATATCCGCAATAAGAAAATATCTCATTATTATGAATTTCAACCGCTATGCTCTTATCCAGATTTACAATGTTTCCATCTTGTGTTAAAATCCACATTTCCCTTCACCTTCCTAGCAATATCATCATCGTTAAATAAATTTACTGCCCCGTCCTTTGTGGTAGACCATCCGCCGGTACGTCCGCAGTGGTGACATACCAGACGATATATCGTAATGCCGTTGCTACTATTTACTTCTAAACAGGCACTATACCCACATTTACAACTCGTTTTCTTTGTAGTTTTCATACTATTGCTCCCTTTTACTAAAATGGGATTTCTTCTTCATTTACATCGGACCCGTAGTGATCAAAACTACTATCATTCTTCTGTATTTTTTCATCATTCGTTATATTTCGGCTGACGTAATCTGCAATAATTTCAGTTACATACCGTTTTACCCCATCTTTCGCCTCGTAGGATCGGATACTGATTCTACCTTTTACTAATACGTTGTCACCCTTAGTCAACATATTCCCCACCGACTCAGCAAGCTTGCCCCAACATACCACATTCAGCCAATCCGTTATTTCTGTCCCTTCCCCATTGGATTTCACGTAGTTTGATGCAGCAGCCACACTAAAGCTTGCCACGGCTTTGCCGTTTGCCGTAAAACGCAGTTCAGGATCTCGTCCCAGATTGCCGCTTATAATTGCTGTATTCATATACATTCCTCCTTAAAAATCTCCTATCATCGAAATTTCGCAATTCATTCATGGTGAACGCTTTCGCCTTCGATTTCCGCCACAATACAGCCAGTAAACTGATCTATATCCAATACTGCCTTTTGCGTTACAAGCGTACCCGTCATTCCCTGCCAGTTCACGTACTGTACTTGATTATTGTCATAGGCAAAGGCGATTTCAGCATAGTTATCACGCAGCATCTTTTCTGTCAGTTCCGGGAAACATCGTTTTGCATATTTCACTACTTCCGGACGCATTTGCATTTCCTTCCGGAATGTACCCGTCTTAATGCTGCTAAAAATATTTTTTATACGGTCTGGCAGTTCTCTGTTAGTCATCCTCATGACCTCCCATATATTCACCAATTCGCTGTAATTTAGATTCTTTTGTTGCCGATATCGGAATTTCATATACTCCCAGTTTTCTATCAAGAGCATTTTCGCTATGCCGGGTACACGCAATTTTATAGGTATCTCGAAATTGAGCCCTGTATGTGCTGCTTTGCCGTGTTTCCATCATGCAGAGATTCCGCCACCCCATGCTTTTCACTGTTTCCGCTATTTCAGGAGTAGAGAATTTCGGAGCTTGATAGACAAAGCAAATTCTGACTTGCTCCATTACTTCTTCCCAAGCTTCGTTCATATCTTTTTGTCTGGTCCCGTTAACCTTAGTAATCATCTTTTCAGCCGTTTCCCGTATTTCTGCTACCGTGGGAAGAAATTTTGATGTACATATCAGTTTCTTAATTGCCTTGTCCAGAACAACGGGATGAATATCTCGTAACATATCTGCATAAAACTTCATTTGTGATTTTGAAAGGCTGTCCCGATAAGCAAGCTGCAATCCTGATAAAGCCTTCACTACTTGCTGATCCCTAGTTTCCATTTTGTTCTCCCATCTCGTCATACAGTTCATTGACAACATCAATGGCAGCTTGTCTGCTGTCTTTTTTTCTTGTACTTACTTGGTTCAAATATCCTTCAAATTTGCTGCCAAAGAGTGTTGCCGGACGAAGGTATTTGCTCATTTCACAATCTCCGGCCCAGTCAGCAACTTTCTTATCAATGACAAACTTAAAATCGCTGACAGCAAACCCTTCTTTCATTCTGGATCGTATTAATTTCACTGTCAGAGGGGTATTTGGTTTATACCGTGTTCCGACCTTATCATTCAAATAATCGATAATCTCAGTTATTTCACCGTGATGGTTTTCTATACTGCAAACTTTTTTATCCGGTTCAACTTCTTCTGATTTTGATGAGTCCGGTGTATCACATTTGCCCTTTATATATATATTATTTTTATTATTAGTTATATTAGTATTTTGTATATTAGTATTTTGTTGCATGCGATTTTCCAAGATAGGTTTTTCCAAGATAGGTTTTTCCAATCTTGGAAAATCGCATTTAGGTGCCTGTGGCTTATTTTCTAAGATTGGCTGTTCCGGTTCTTCCCTGATAATATATTCCGTTCCATCCAGACGGCCTTTAGTATCTCTAGTCCGTTCCATGGTAAGATACCCACATTGTTTTAATTCCTTGAGAGCCGTGGTAATACTGTTAATTCCGTCTTTGGAACAGTAAGCTAACCCTTCTATGGAATAATCCCAATCAGGCGGCAGACTAAGCATAAAAGCCATTAACCCTTTCGCCTTAAAAGATAAGCGTTTATCCTGCAATAACTTGTTCGATAATATTGTAAAATTTTTTACTTTTTCAACTCTTATTTTTGTCGACATATATTACCTCCGGCCGTGCCAGCGTTCTCCATACAATTTAGTTAGATAGTCACGACAAATTTTTCTTATTTTAGCGACCGCCCCAAAATGCCGCTGTTGATGACAGGCATAGCAAAGCGTTACACCTTCTTCGATACAATCATTTTTAAGACCGCTGCGTTCATGATGGAATTTAATGCCATTCGGGACATATACTCCGCAGACAATGCACTGATGATGATCTCTATCGTGGATATCATTGTTCAATTTTCTTAGCTTTTTCCCGCTGAGTCTCATCATGCTCGCCCCATTCCTGCAATAACGTATCGACATATTCCCGTGGCTCTATTTCTACGCCTAACCGCTGCGCTTCATCAAGCAGGCAATTAATTAACCTTGTCATTTCTTCTACGGTATAGGTACTGCTTCCGTGATACATGGCAACAATGGTATATCCCTTTGTGTTTTTACAGGGGCCTAGAACTTCACTTACCCACCCCAAGCCTTTGCTTCCCCATCTCCGGCACCATTCATCTACAACATCATCCCGCACCGGTACCGGAACAAAATGGCCGCAATCTTTAATACAGGTACGATATACATCTTCTTTGCTGTGATAGCTGCCATCTTGTGACAGCTTTTCAGCTATCCGCTGCGTTAACACCCAACAATAGGCATTCGCCTGTAAGGACCTTTTACGATAGGGTTTCTTGATTTCAATGCTGTATTTTTTCTTGCCGTCAAACTTGTTTATCTCTTCAGATTTAGGTGCCGCAATAACAAGGGCCGTTCCTAATGCCCCTGTTATCGTCTGTACTGTCGCTGTAAATTTCATTACCTATTCACTGCCTCTTTATCCTCGGCTTCCGCCATAGCCGTATCGAGAATAAAATCAATATTTTCATACATTTCTTTTGCTTGTTCAAAGGTTAATTTATTAATGCTGTTAACTCCGTATTCTTCTTGTATAATCGATGGCAGCCTGTTTGCCATTTCGTGTACATTCGCGGCCTTCACAATTTCAATCAGGTAATGATTCCGCATTTTTATATCATTGGCAGCATTCGAGGTTACATCATTCGTCTGTTTTTTAACCTGAGTCCCGCTGCTTTGCGTTTTATTTTCTTTTCCTATACTTTTATCATCGCTTTGTTTCTGTGCCGTTACAGTCGACTTCACGGGCGATTGTAATGAATACCGGCTTTTCCCTTTGCTGTCTACAATGCTAAGTTCCGTAAATTTCCGGAGTGTTTCATCATACTGAATGCTTTTTACGTAGAATTTTGCATAGGAGGTCGGCTTCCCATTACTCCGTGGCACTATTTCCGTCTTATCCAGTAAGATAAAAATAGGCGGAACATCATATAATTCTCTGCCGATTCCCCAACAGGTACCGGCACGCTTAAATGCATCGCTTGCCTGTCCTTTTTCTGCTTCTGTCTGCGAGGGAACGCCGACATCCTGCTTAGATATCCATGCTTTTTTCTCGACATCATAAACAGATATCGTGCAAAAAAGGTTATTATTGACTACCTGATGGGCTCGCTGCCAATTCATGGGCCCGAATACTTCATCTAAAACCCGCATATCTACACGGGCGTTTTTATACAATAAAATCAACGCTTTATTATTCTTGGTAATCATTTGTATCCGACATTCAATGTCATTTGCCGTTAAAAGCGGTATTTTTTTATCCATATTTTCCACCTCTTACTCTTCAAGCGTTACGTCATACACCCGGTCAAACCCATCAATCATTTGACAAATTAATTGATCCTCCCTTTCTGAAACGTGGACTCCGTATATTTTAATGATCATGGTTTTACATACAGGCAGCGGTTCTTTATTTTTAATTGGGGAATTATCCCTTTGTATGACGGGTTCCTTTTGATTGACGGTTTCCTGTTCTGCCTCTAATGCCCGCTGTAATTCTTGTTCCTGCGCTAATTTTTCTTGTTCGGCACGTTCAATGGCTTGCTGTTCTATCTCATGTAATGTTTGCGCTTTGCCATATATCAATTGCTTTAACTCGGTTATTGTCCGTTCGCTTAAAGACGATTCAGGAATAACATCACTCAATTTCATGGGTGTATTTAATCTGTATTTTTCATTTGCCATGCTGACCCATTCATTGGCCATTTCAAGCCGTTCTTCCAATATTTTTTTTCTGTCGTCATCGGCTTTTTGTAATTCCATTAATCGGCTGATTTCCCGATCAATACCAATCGTTGTTTCGCTGTACTTGGAAGACTTGTTATACCAACGGGTATCACTAACAAACTGTTCTAAATAGGTTTGACGTAAACCGGCAGCCGCTGCCTTATTTGTTATTTCATCTGCAATTTGCTCGGACAAAACCGCTTGTCTGTGTTCTTCGTACCTATCAAGCTGCTCACGCAACGGCGCTTCCACTTCAGAAACAACCTGAAGTAACTCTTTTACCTGTAATTCCAAGGTGTTTACCGGCTCTTTTAATTTGTGTTTTGCTTTGGTTTGAAATTTAGTAATCGCGGTACGCAGGGAAACTACTTCCCGCAGCGCTTTTGACATATCCGCTTCATTTTCATCGGTAACCACTAATCCATGATATTTTTCTGTTACGGCTACCAAATAATTTTTGACCTGTTCGTGGTTCCAATCAAAGACTAAATCTGCTTTCATCAATTTAGGTTCTACCGGCACGAGTGTTGGCAATGCGTTTACGGCCATAATTATCATCCCCCCTATTCTGCTGATACACTTTGTCGAGCAATTTCTAATTCGTCCATTTCAGCACGAATATCATCTACAATCACTTCAAGTTTTGTTAACGATTCATTTAGTCTGGATTTCGAGTAATCATTTTCGGCATTATTTCTCATATCTTTTGCAACACCATCTAGCTGTCCGCTGATATAGGATAGTTCCGGATACGAATCTCTTATCCGCTGTATGGCACTATTGGGTAATCTGTCTGGATCTATTCTTTTATTAAAATCGTTTCTGTACATGGTGCAATTCATCATTTTGAATCCCCCTTTAACTATTTATTGTTTCGTGGTAAACTATTCATAGATTTATTTTTTTCTTAGTCGCCTCTGCCAAGGCGGCTTTTTTTATGTCAGATCATAAATAATTCTACAAAGCAATAAAATTGTTACTGCCGATACAACTAACACCGCATAATACTTTGCCTTTAACTTATTTAATTGCATTTTTAACTGCAAACTTAGCTGTGATTCCAAGGCTTGCTGCACGTCAATATAATAGATAGCTTTTGGCGCTTCCCTAGGGTTGTTATATCCCTTAAAGTGCCACGGTATCAGAATGTCCTCCTTTGGTTTTACTGCCATTTTGGTTTACCTCCTTTTTCATTATCTATCGAGCTATTATTGGGATTAGGATACTTAAACTATTAGCCTTCTTCTTGTATCCGTTTTTCTAGTTCATCAACTGAAACACGCATGTATTCAGCTAATTGTCCTGGACTAATTTGATAGCGATGGATTTTCGGATTGCTTGTTGGTATGGATACTCCAAATGGAAAACAATGTCCTTGCAACCCCATTTGTATACACCGTGTCCCAACACCTAGTACTTTAGCGGCTTGTGCCGGTTTTACATTTTTTAACATATTAATTCTCCTCACTTTCTGTGATATACTCATTGCTTATTTTTAATTTCTATTTTAGAAATTTATTTAGTAAAAAAATTTTCGATATTACAACGCAATGTCATTGCCAAATCAGGCAACATATCAGCTTTTATTTTATATTCTCCTGTTTCATATTTATAATATGAAGAAGCACCAGAAATATGAAGTTTATCAGCCATATATTTCATAGTAAATCCAAGTTTTTTTCTTCTATTAACTATGAAATTTAAATCTAATTTTCTCATATCATCACCATCCTTCAATTTCTATTTTAACAATTATTTTATCCTAATTATATATTGCTAAAAAAGAAATGTCAACATTTAAATTGTTATTTTAGCAATTACTATTTATTTCTATATTAGAAAACACTATAATATATTTATTGATGATATAGAAATTTTAAGGAGGCGTTTATATGTCTATTGGGGAAAAAATAATTCAGCTTAGATCAACTCACAATATGCAACAAAAAGAATTAGCTGATAAACTTGAAATTAATGCTAGCGTTTTAAATAGAATAGAAAAAGGTACAAGACCAATTCGCGATGAAGAAATAACTGCTATCGCAAAAATTTTCAATGTAAGTACAGATTATCTTTTAGGAAATAACACTACTACCATAAAAAGAACAAAAGAACCCATGGATTTAAGGAAATACTTAGAGCAATCAGAAGTAATATTTGATGGAGATACATACAACCTAACTCCAGAAGAAAAGGATATGGTTATGCAGTCGTTAAAAGTCGCCTTTTATGCTGCCAAACGTGCCAACAAACGCAAAATAGACGACAAAACTAAGTAGGTGTCGTCTATTGCGAAAAAATATTAAATTACGTGTTAAAAATCTTGTACGGAAAATGGGGACCTCTAATCCCATGCAAATTGCTAAAATATTACGAATTCCTATTGTATATACTTCTCTTCCTGATGATATTCTTGGATATCTTACCCGACCACTACGTAGAAAAATATTTGTTCTAAATGACAAACTAGATGAACGAGAAATTCCTATTGTTATTGCTCATGAGTTAGGACACGCACTCATGCATGATACCATTGGATATACTTTTCACACTGACACAGTAAATTATTGTTGTGCCCGCAGTGAATATGAAGCAAATATATTTGCACTTTATTTATTGTCATATAATTACGACATAGATTCACGCTTGCTTCAAGCAGCTCCTCGTTATAAAGATATTATGACACATCGAGAAGCACATAAAATATTATGTCATTGTATAAACAAGTTATGAGAAACACTAAACTCAAAATTAAATTAATCTAATATTATTATCTTAATCAAGAAGGCGATTACATGAAGAAAATTTTTATTGTGTTTATGTGTCTACTATGTTTTTCTATCCCTTGTTTTGCTAGTTCATGGTATTGGATTGGTGCATCAACAAATGGTACACAATATTACATTGATAACGATTCAGTACGTAAGAATAATCACTACGCTATTGTATGGGTAAAAATTTCAAACCCCGATGGAACCTCTTCAATAGAGCAATTATTTTTTAATCACTACAATAAAACTTACGCAGTTAACCGCTGGGCAGATTATGCCTCAAACGGACAAGTAAGTAATAGTGGAACACCATCATATCTTAATTATGAATCCATTATACCCGACAGTATGGGAGAAAATGTATATTATGCTATTTGGGGATATTAATGTATACAATAAGGTGAGGCGTAACATGAAAAAAATTTATCCATTTTTATTGTGTTTAGTATGTCTATGCTACTTTTCATTTTTTATGATAGGTACAGAGGTATGCGCAAACTATACAGACCAATCTTCTATTGGAATTTTAAGCAATGATCCTAATGGATTTTGTGACTTACGATGGGGTGAAGATTTAACTGATGTTAAAAATGAATATAAAACAAAGCTCATAGGGTATAAATCAGGTACTGCTCACTACGCCCTAATGATTCCAGAAGCAAAAGGAGAAATGTATTTACGTGGGCCTGTACTTATTTTTGCTATATTTTGGGATGGAAAATTAAGAGGTATCAAGATACCATTGATGGGGAATTACAACTTATTTATTCAACCGCTAAGCAGATTATATGGAACCCCAAAATACGATAAAGGTATTTACTGGTGGAAAGGCCTTTCTACATTTATGTTTTTAAGACTAATTAATCCAGACAAAAATGATGGAATGATTTATTTAGTCGACGCTTCGAAAAACATTAAAACATAATAATCTAAAAAGATTTAACAAAACTAACACACAAAAAATAATTAATAAAAACCCTTCACCACGCTACCAACATGGTGAAGGGAAAACGCAATCGCACCAATCGCTAAAATGGGCTGATTACTTTTTAAGTATATCATATCAGCCCTTTATTTTACATATTCAAAGGAGCTGATTTTTTTATGAAACGTGGAAATGGTTCTGGTACTGTATACAAAAAGAAAGACAAAATACGCCGTAATCCGTTCGTTGCAACAATTACTGTCGGCTGGACATATAACGGTATACAAAAACGGAAAACTCTTGGTTGTTTTGCTACACAAAAAGACGCATGGAACGCTCTAACTGAATATGCCCGAAATCCCACTAAATTTGATAGTAAAAATATGACGTTTTCCGATATGTGGGAAATGATGAAAAAAGAAAAAAAACGGCAGCAATGTAAAATTGACACTTCCTATAGTATGGTTTATAACCACTGTAAAGCAATATGGTCTGTCCCTATCCAATCAATTAAGACGATGACATTACAGCAATTAATTGATGATAGCGGCTTAAAACACAGTGCCAAAACAAGGATGAAAGTATTATTAAATGCCGTTTGGAAATTGGCTCTTGCCAATGATATTGTCGATAAAAATTACGCAGCACTGACAAACACCGGTATTTCAGAACAATCCATTATGCATAAACCATTTACCACTGTCGAATTACAAACATTATGGAACCATACTAATGACGACACAGTAAAAATAATGCTGATCTATATCTATACCGGTGCACGTCCCATTGAATTATTAAAAATGCCATTATCCGATATACATTTAGCTGATCGGTATATGGTTGGAGGGGTAAAAACACGTGCAGGAAAAAACCGCAGTATCCCTATCGCTGAATGTATTTTCCCTTTCGTTAAATATTTCTTCAATCAGTCTGCTTTTAACTCTGATAAAAGGTTATTCTCAATAGCAAATATTACATTGTTAAAGTATATTAAAAAGGAATGTTCCCTATTAAAAATAGGACCACATCTCCCTCATGATTGTCGTCATACATTTATTACAATGGCCGAAAATTATCACATGGAAGAAAAAAACATCAAGCTAATTGTTGGTCATGCTCATAGCGGTGATACTACTCAAGATGTATACACACATAAAACAATCCAACAACTAATTCAATCTGTAAATATGTTGCCATATGGTATAAATATGTTATTATATCCCGATGAAAATAATGAAAAAGTGGGAGCTACGGGGGAGCTACCGTAAAAATTTGCATGAATTTTGTCTAACTTATGAATGCCAAGAATGCCGATAAATACGCGTTTTTTCTGGTTTCTTATTTAATTAAAAATAATAAGGCTTATAATTTTTTCTGTCGAGATACTCACTACAAAGTTCTATATAGTAAAAACATAAAAAAGAATGTCTGGTCATAATAGTAAAATCTGACCAGGCATCCCTTTTTATGCATCCTATGGGATCAA